CGGACCACCACCATGTCACAGCACCAACTGGCGCTTGTGGAGCAGCGCCTGCCCATTGTTCTCAAACCACTGCCGATCAGTCTCCTCATTCCACCCGTGCGCCTGGATAGCGGCACGGATGGCTCTGACACTCTCTCCTGGTCTACACGTGACCGTGATCCTGGGTCGCCTGAGTAGGAGGCACTTCACCTCGTGCTGGATCCTGACACCATCAGCGTTCGGGTCCAATATGGTGAGGAAGGCCATCTGTTCTAAGTCGTGCTCCCTCTTCCGTTCCAACATCGAGTGCGCCTGGTTCATCACACACTCACCGCCTTCTCTCGCCATAGGTTGAACGTCTCCAACGACTCACCGGCCTCCCTGAAGACCATCCAAATAGCAATGGTGGAGGGAATCGGACTGACGGAATGGAACACCGTGAGGACGAGATTATCATCAGCACCCTTCTCCAGCGAGGACCGGCACACGGTGATTCGCTCCCTCTTGGACAACATACACACTTGGAACTTTACCGGCGTCGGCAACACCTTCACCACTTTCATCCGCGTTATACCCATCGCCACGCGCTTGGCGCGGACACCGAGTAGGGTCCGGCCAAGAATGAGGGCAATCTGCTGGTCAGTCTGTTCCCGGTGGTCGTGGACGTACAACTCCTCCATGTCAGTCCACCGATCCCCGTACCGTTTTAACCATGCGGCCTTCCTGGTCCGGTTGTTCACCTTCAAGCGGTTCTCATTGCTGTTGATCATCGGCCACCTCCATCTGCATCCCCACCGTGATCTTCTCTTCTTCGGTGATGGCACCCTCGTAGGCCAACTCCACCAGCACGCGGAACACCCACATCAGGTCATCGCCTTTGGTCACTCTCACGCATTCCATACATCACCCTTTCAGCACAGTGCCGCGAACGCCAGGGCAGTGAGTAGGAGCAAGTCCCACACCCTGATCGTCACAAACGGACACCCAATGAAATCCCTGATCGCAGTTCTCATCTTACCACCCTTTCACCGGGTCACCCCTGACCCTCTATGTATAGTATACACTATGGGCAGTAAAAAGCAAAATGAAATCCGTCAAAAATCCAAGAGCCAGTCCACATAGGCTTCCCGGGCACCCATGAACATCTGCCTGGTTGCCTCCTCCTGCTCGGCCCACTCATACGCCGCCATGGAGGTCAAAACATCAGCCATCGCCTCCGCGTCAAAGGCGTCCAGGGCAGCCAGAGCCGCCTTAGCGGTCTCCTGGTCCACCACGGCCTTGTCCGCCTGCAGGAAAACGTCGTACAGACATATGGTCTTCTCTGACATCGTGTCACTTCTGGTGGAGCACACTCATTGCCTGTTGTATCCTGGCGTCATTGGCGGCGCTTTCCTTCTGAGTCCACTTGCCCAGGGAGATACCAACCCAAACCATAAAGACTACAAAACCGAGGATGATCGACAACCTGATACTGTTCGCAGCGTTCATCTCTTCACCCTTTGTTTCAATCCACACCCGCGTGAAGCGGGTGACCCGGTGTACCCATGCTGATAAGTGCAGGGATAGTTTCAATCCACACCCGCGTGAAGCGGGTGACCTCTTGGACAACATACACACTTGGAACTTCATCGTTTCAATCCACACCCGCGTGAAGCGGGTGACCATGGGAGTGGCATCAAAACCTTTTCACCGGGCCACCCTTGACCCTCTACATATAGTATACGTCGTGATGGCGAAAAGCAAAATGGAATTCCACAATCATGATGAAATTTTGTTAGGATTCTCGGAGACACGTTTTCCCAGGAGACGATTACAACGTTGCGTCTCTCTACCACGGGCCAACCTCGCAAGTTCCCTATTCCTGAAGACTAAATCTTCGATCCAAAGACGATGATGAGCCACCTGTGCCTTAGCCACGTTTACTTGTTGTTGTACAAGTCGTTTTCCTGTATAATGTTTGCCTTTGCGAGATGCAGCCATCTTAACTGCAAGTGCCAACAACTGTTTCCTGAAAATTGGATCCTCCCTGAGTTTTTGAAGACGAGTCTGTGACATCTTCTTTCGCGTTTTCGAAGACATTCTCAGTCCTGTGACACCCTCCCCACCATCAGTCAGATTATATCCACATGGTGTTCTGCAATCCAATTTCCTGATCCAGAATCGTTCCCACCTACAAGCCGTCTTCCACGTTTCAATCCACACCCGCGTGAAGCGGGTGACACCGACAGTCCTCTGGCTAATATCACAAAAATTGGATCACCATACTTGCGAATGGCGCGAGAGAGTATTGTTTTTCCTCCCCTTTGGGCACAATTGACATGCCCAGTGTACCGTTCTTCCACGGTCTTCGTTGTAATACCCACGTACACTTGGGGATTATTAGACCAACATAGGACATAGATAAGAGTTCTCTTGATCACACCTACCAACTCGTTTCACGGTGGGACCGAGTCGGTTCGCCGTGGGCGGCTGCCTCGGTCCACACGCCGAAGTGGGTGACAACGGTCCCTTCTTCTTGGACTGTCTCCCCCTCTGCAACCGGCCTGTAGTTCTTGCACACATCAGCGTCCGCGAAGGCCATCTCCTCAACCGGCGGCTTCACATCGAGGCCCTTCGCCTGGCAACTCTTGCTCGCGCACTTGGCACGGTGATCACAGTACTCGTCGTAGTACTTACTTGCTGCCATTGGACTGCGCCTCCATAAGCAGAGCAAACCCCAGATCCGCTTCTGCACTGAACCCAGTCCCACGCACCGGCGAATTCTGCACATGAGTCGCCCGCACTTTCCCGCCGCAGAGTAGGCACTTGACATCCGTGGTGCTTTGGCTTCTCACGAGCATCCGCTCACCGCACTCAGTACAGATCCACACTGTCGTCAAATTCGGCATGATCACACTCCTACGAGAGAAGGAGGGGTAGCAGCCACGGGCGCTGCCACCCCTGTGAAAGGGTCTTAGTTGCAGCAGTTCAGGGCCATCTCGAAAGCGACTCTCTTCCCCTCGTCACTCACCCCGAACAAGTTGCTGTGTACTCGTTCCGCTGACTCCTGCACCGTGCCGTAGCGGCCACGTTCATGGTCGTGCCACTGGCTCACTGCGTTGTACGCTGCCCACGCCGTGCCGGCGATCCCCTCAAGAGTCTGCTGCTCCGCCTGGAAATTCGTCTCCCAACGGACGAGCATCGCGTCGCGCTTCTCGAGCCGATGCTCATACCGTGCCTTGGACTTCTCGTCGATCACGTCCACTGGTTCCTGGATCGTCCCAAACGTCGCGTCATGCACCAGGGCGAAATACTGTCTCATCTCATCCTGCCCAACGTGTTTCGCTGCGAGCAGTCGCACCTGAGTCTCGTACCGCTTCACGCTCTCCGTGGCCATACCCAGGGCGGAACGGGCTGCGTCAAGTTTGGACTTAATCTCGCCTGTATGCTGGCAGGTGATGCCCCGACACTGGTCCGTCTCGGACAGCCGGAGAGTGTTCGCGCAGACGACCCGGACTGACGTCGGGTACGCACAGAATGCGCTGCTGCAGTCGTGACTGTTCCGGAGTAAGACGTACTGCCTCAGGATATCCTGGTCCGTCACCCTGATGTCCTGCGGCAATTTCACCAGCGCGAAGACGACCTTCCCATCGTGGAGGGTGCCAGCCGTCTCGACCGTCACGCCGTCTTCTGCCTCAACCAACGCATCGGCGAACTCGGCGAGTTCTTTGTTACCGATCGGCTTGTAACTGTCGCTCACCACAGCAAGCAGTTGTTTCGTGTCCGACCGCACGTGGGCCATCGTGCTGGGGAGTCTGAACTGTTTCACCTTCCCGTCCTCACCCTTATACGTGGAGAATACCGGCAGGAGTTCGCTCTCCCAGTCAATGCCGATCGTCTGAAATGCCGGCCAGGTCTTCAAACCAGGCGCGATCTCAACCCCGAGACCATGCCACGCTTTAACACCGTTCAGTCTGACCTCACCAAAGTTATCTGTTGCTTCGATACCATGACTCATGACTCACCCTTTCATTTGTTTCAATCCACACCCGCGTGAAGCGGGTGACGAATTAGGTCACCCTACCACTTGTTCCAGTTCATCAGCTACCTCACCAGCCCACACAGCCGCATTACCCTTGTCTTGCTTGATCAGGTGATCAACCGCATCACCAAGTATCTCAGCCAAATTCTCAAGAACACCTAATTCCCCATCAGCCGCCATCGTGAGTAATTTAACAAAACCGTGGGCGGTCATCGTCCTACACTCCGGGAGGTCTTCACTGAGATTCATCTTCACTACCATGATCATACCCTTTCATTTCACCCAACAGCTATAGTATACACTGCATCCAAAAGAAAGCAAGAGAAATCCGTAAAAATTCTTTCACTCATTACAGGACTCCCAGGAGACCCCACGATGAGTCATGATTTTTGGCCCACCAACGGTGCCAAACCCCTACCTTCGAATGGCCCAGGGGCGCCACGGAGTCTGTGCTGGACCGTAGGTATGCCCTCATATCGGATTTGACTCCAGTCCAAATCGGTCCTCCAAAGTCACTCCAGCAGCCAGCGGGTTTCTCTGACTCCGCTGACTCCGGCGCCCGTTTCCGGGCGCTGGAGTCAGAGAACTCATCCAACGGACTCGAAAAGGAGAGAATTATTAGACTGACTCTGACTGACTTCGGACCGATTTTGAGCTCAGAGTCAGACCAAACCGGGTGGATATCCGCGTTTTCGGAGTCCAGGACTCCCTTTCTATATCTCTCTCTCTCTCTCTAGAGGGTAGTAAATGATATATTATGGGAGTCAGTCGCTGGGCACAGCCTGAATTACTTCTGCCAACATCTTCTGCCAACACACACAGTAACTCACCCCCTTACCCACCGGTGGACGTGAAAAGTCAGAGTCAGTGAAGTCAGGCGCCTCGACGGATACGTAATTTCCGTAGCCATAGGTACTTACGACTCCTAATGCCTGACTCTGAGTTCAGAGTCAGGCAGAGTCGCTGGAGTCAGATGTAGGTGTAGTCCTTCCCGGGCAAGGGGAACTCGTGGATTCACAGGAGAGACTTGATGCCGAGCCAGAGCGCCGCGAGTCCACTCGACACGAGGATTATGGCAACGGCGCAGAGGGTCTTGCCCTTTACTGACTCGGTGGTCCGCCGGAGGTCGTGCAGGAAGAGAATGTCCCTCTGGACCTCGAGCGGTTGGCGGATGTCTATACCCAGGGCGGAGAGGGTCTCGAGTGTGGTGTGTTTCGAGAGCTCCTTGAGCTCATCAATCGTGAGGATGATGCGGTCAGTGCCCTTGGGGGTCTCCATACCCTAATTGTATCAGGGGGTCTGGGGTAGTTTGATGATTTCAGGACCATTTTCGGTCGGTGGTTCCTTCTTGATCTGGGTAATGGCCGTCAGGAGGGGACTCGTAATCTGGTTGGCTCCGATACCTGCGGCGCGGTGCAGTTGGTCACAGACCTTGAGGATGGCGTTGAAACCTTCTTGGTCAACTTGGATGATCATGCGTCTGCTCCTTTAGAATCTTCTATTGGTGGTGAATCTTGCTGTAGGTTCGAGATACGTTAGTTCTTTGCTAGACTTGAAACCGATGTAGAGACCGATCCTCTTGTACGCGATGGACAGGTAGGGTCCCAAGAAGATCGGGATCGTCACGCCGAACTGCTCGGTGAGTGGGTTCTCCACGTTATTCATTAACCACGCCCAGACCTGTGCCCGGGAATACTTCCACACCTTGGGGAAGTACAGGGCCAATGGCCCCCACACGACGGCGACTTTGATCCCCCAGCCGGCAAAATCCCGGCACTGTTTGTCATCATCGTACCACAGACCGTGCTCGAACGAAGACAGGCCAAACTCAATACCGTTTACTTTCATGGCTTCTCCTATGACAGGACCGTGATTCGACCACCGGCCGTCGTAATAGATGTGATCCCCGCGAGACTGTGTGCCCCGTTCGCAATGGGGGTAATTTGCGTCTGGGCTGTAGCGATCCCGCCCAACAATGCCGTCACGTCGCTGACTTTATCCGCAGACGCTGCCTGCGTCACACCGTCTGTTCCCGCCACGTTGAAGTTGGCGTCAGTTTGTATCTTTCCCACGGTCTTGATCGTCCCGTCCGTGACCTGTTTCACGCTAACCGTATCCACGTAACCGTCAAAATTTGTGGTGGGGGTAAAGGTCAGGTTGCCAGTCCCTGTGACCCGAATGTACTGAACTGCTCCTGCCACGTTGCGGGCCACTGCCGTACCGCTCACTCCGCCGACTGCGGGAGTTACCGAGCCAATTGTGCAACCCCCAACGGTGAACAACACCTTATAGACCTGGTTGGTTACGGCAGTCACGTTCTGTTCAAGAGCAGCAGTGTTTCCTGCCGTGTGTTGCGCCCACTCGTTGGTGGTGTCTTGCGCCCATCCAGTTCCCCATGTCCAGTTGGTGTCAGGGACCGTGGTGAAGTTCGGGTTCGCTGCCTTCTCCTCCGCGACGGAGGCGTCGTTGGCCACGGACAGGTTGCCAATTACCGACAATTTGTCCTGCGGGTAAGCGGCATTCCCATTTCCTGCCAGGATGATATTGCCAGTAAACGTAACCGCCCGGTCCTGGCTGACACGCCACGCTTCCGCGCTGGTAGCTGAATCGTCCGGCGTAACCCACAGACTGGCGCGGCACGGCATATCCGTCGTGTCACCAGCCGAATCCGGGTTGCCGTCCACGTAAAAGTTCAGTTGCGACATACTTTGCACCGTAGAGGCTGCCGCGCTGTAACCAAACGCTTGGATAGACCCGATACGGTCATTATTTTGCACGACAGCAGGAGACGCGATTGTTCCCCGCGTCAACTCCATGGCCAGATATCCGCCGGCATCGCTGTCGCGAAAAGTGACCAGGTCCATCTGTGCCTGACCACCGTTCGCCCTGAACACCATGCCTGCTGTACCAGCAAAGTAGAGGTCCACCATCGCTGTCGGTGATGCCGTGCCAATCCCCAGCCAGTGGTGAACCTTGTCCACGCAGATCGTGGTAGTGTCCACGGTTAGTCCGGCGAATGCAGGTGACGCCGTGGACGCGATGTCTTGGATCGTGTTCAGCAGGTTACTGGTGATTTTGAAGTTGGTTGTGTTGTAGTTGAACGAGATCGCCTGCCCAATGATCGAGAGTGGATCACCTCCAATGGTAGCAACAGCATGCAATGCAGATATCTGAGCGTCGGTGAGATGGCTGTACTGGCCCGCCTGGCCTCCCTGCAGACTGCCGAGGTTGTTATGGGTCAAGTTGGCCTCGGTGACATCGACGGTGGCCCCAGCGCCGACGACGGCGCCTGTGCCGGTCCCGCCGATGGATACCTTACTCGAACCAGCCGTCAGGTTGCCCCGAGCCAGTGACACCAATATCCTGTTGGTATCCGTAGCCACCAGTTGGGACACCGTTAAACCACTCAGGGTCAAACCCACGTGCGTGGGACTGGCTGTAGTCCGCACATCCTGGTTGAGGTACTGGTCGAGCCACTCCTTCAACTGTGACTCCCAGACCTCCATGACGTTCCGATAAGTCGGCCAAGTAACCATGTCATCCTCAAGTGAAGATCAGTGATACGTAGGCATCGGCGTCCGTCCCAGGAGCGTCGATACAGAGCAGCGCCTCCTCCAAGGAGGTGCTGTCCAGGTGTTCCACCTCGATCGTGTCGGTCGCCGTGACCCCGATCAGTGAGCCAGTCGTGAGACCGGCCGCGATGATCGTCGACCACCCCCCGCCGTTGATCCGGGCCTTCACATCGCTCGCCAGGGCCTTGTCGAGCGTGAAATCGTAGGTGCCAGTCACGGGAGCCACCCAACTGGTACTGACTTCTGTGGGCGAGATGACGCCCAGGAAGGTGTCGGTGGTTAGGATCGACGTGATGACGGTGGTGTGGCTGAGATCCTGCAGGGACTCCCGCAGGACGCCGTCCGCCAGGTGCCGAGCCGTGACCGAGAAGACCAGTGGCGTGATGATGCCCGCGCAGTAGCGAACGATCTTCGCTCGGGTCACGGGGATCGACGCGGTCCCCATATTGTAGTCAACGGTGAAAAGTAATAATGCACCGTCGTACACCCTGAGCCGGTACTGGGTGCTGTCGATCGTCGGGAAGGCCGAGTTCAGCGTCGCCGCGTCCACCGTTAACTGCTCCACCTCGTCGAGCCAGCGCCAGTCCCGCCGGTTGAACGTGACTGCTACTCCCCCGTCGATACTGGTGGTTGTCGGGAATATTGACCCATTCAATGACAAGAGTGAAGGTGGATATGGTCTCAGGGCCCTGTAATTGAGGATTAATGCGGTGGGTGTTACTGAACTGGCGTCCATCACCGCGTCGTCCGAGAGCGGTAGCAGTTTCACACTCAACTCAGTCTCCGAAGGCAGGATCGTGGCATTCAGCCCACTGCCCAGGGAGACGAGCCAGGCGGTGGCGTTCCCAGCATGCGCGACCGGAGTCGTGTCACACAGACCACGATAACATCCGACCATCTGGATCCCGGTCTCCGTGTCCACCACAGAGGTGGCCGCTATCAACTCATCGTCGAGGAGAAAGAGGTTCGTCAGGTTCTGCCCCACGTCATCGGCGGTCGCTGACAGGAAGTCGGCGGCCGTCGGTGGGCCGTCGGTCGATATGTCTATTATCAGGTCAATCGTCGTGTCGACGGCCGTGACACCTGTCTCGAGTAGGGCGTGGTGGGTCAGGCCATAGACACTACCTGAGGCCACGTCGTCCACGTCGATTACGAAGCCGACTTCAGCCTTCCCCGTACCCGCAGCCGCCGTCCAGATGCGCGGCTGCATCACGTCCGCGTTACGCCGGATGATGGCATAGGGCGCCTCTACGATCATGGTGTCGGCGAATTCCGCGAGATCAGTGTCAGGAGTCACCCAACCCGATAAGGAGGGGATGTTCGCTGGGGCAACACCGCTGAAAACGTCCTGGATTAAATCCAGTTCGATCGCGTTGCAGGCAGGACCACCCATGTTGATCTTGGTGATGCGCATGGGGATGTTAGCATCTTTGTAGTCGTAGAGAACTGGTTTCCCCACATGGACGTTCCACATGGACCGCCGCGCGCTCACGCGCGCGGTCGCGAATGGGTAGGACAGGGACCGTAACTCCCGCCAGGCTATCCGTGCGGCCAGGGTAGAATCCTTGACACCGGGGAGGGATAGTGATAACGGAACGTGTTCCCCCTGGATCTGCATATTCGCGGAATCCTGCGCTGTCGCGGGTGACTCAACGTAGTCCTTCGCCCGATTGCTATAGGTCACCGTGACCTCATTTGTGGTGCCAGTCCACAGTCCCTTGTCGAAATCGAGGACTCCTGTGATGTTGCCTTCATCAAACACGTCCAAACTCGTAACGTCATAGTCATCACGGATGAGTTGGATTTTCCACTGCCCTGTCGTCGGGTCAAGGTAAACATGCCCGTCGATCTGTTTCTCGATCGTCTGGATGAGTTGTGACGCCACGCCCTTGGTGTCCTCCAGGAGGCTGAATCCATTACCCTCCGCCTTCAATGTGGCAGCCGCCGCCTTGAAACCATCGACATCAATGTCCCCGACACCATACCCGTAGATATCTGTCAGGATCTCATAGAGTTTGTTCATGGGGTTGGCGTCGGCTGTGCTCACTGTCGCGTCGGCTAACCCAAGACCGTTGGGGATCCGTTCGATCTCGAACGCCCAGGGAGCGATGTTCTGGCTGTCCTCACCCACCCACCCTGAGAAGTACACATAGGACACACCACGATACGACGCGATCGGAGTTGGTGTGGGTTTATACGCGAACCACGGGTTTGTCCCAACCTGTGTCTCATCCCCAGGGTAGAAGTAGATGTATCCCCACCCGGCCCAGAGACTGGTCACCTGACCCCCGACAGTTTGTGTCCCGGACCATATCTTCTTCTCACCCACCCAGATGCCCTTCAGGACGCACGGGCCCTTGCAGATCGCGAAGAGGATCGTCATCCCGTAGCGATAGCCAGTGATAACTTTTTTGCTGGAGAACATGCTGGTGTTGACTTTTTGTGTCTTCGCTATCGAGGTGAGGTGCCCATACCACATCACGTTAGGGCCACTTTGTCTAACAGTCCCAGTAACTGTGGGTAGCACTCGTGTCTCATTGGCGGTGGGGAGGGTGAAATCACCGAGGACCGATGGTTTCTTGTTTGCAGGCACCTCCGTGGTCAGCGCTGAGATGATCTGGCTCACCGCGAAGGTTGCTGTCCACAATAGGAAGACAAACCAGAAAGCCATCAGTAGAGTCCTGTCAAGAAGATGTTCTTAGTCGGTACGTAGGGGCAACCCCGGAAGTTGTTGAGGTTGTCAAATTTGGCGACGCACATGGCGATAGAGCGATCACACCCGGCGTACACGGTGACAACCTTCCCGACCATGTCGACGGAGAACGGCAAGATCAGCGTGAGCACGTCGCCTGCCTGCGCCAAGATCTGACGATAGTCCTCAGTCCCATAGGCGACATA